GGCAGCGCGCTCTTCCATCTCGATCGCCCGAATGACCGCTTCCAGCCGGTGGCGCTGCACCGAGATGACCTCCGGGTCTTCGATCTGCTGCTTTTGCAGGCCGTTCTCAAGCGCCTGACGCGCCGACTGATAGATGCGCGCCCGGACCTCCGCACTGCTTCGATCCGATCTTTCCAGCGCATTTCTGATCGCTGTCTCAAGTCCGCTCACGTCAAATCCTTCTGCGCGAAATCTCCCGGTTGCCGCACTGCGTGACCGGATTTGCCTTTCTCGCGACGAGCCTCGCCCCTTCCCGTCACACGCCGTTGGTTTCATTAACGATTGGGTAACTGCTGCTTTCCGAATCTGCAAGTGCAGCCGTGCCTTCGGCTGGCGTTCCCAAAGGAAAACATGGACGGCCGTGGCCGAAATGCCGGAGCGGGCGCTGGCGGCATTATCGCAAGGCACCCGGAAACATGCTGTAGGCAAGCGGGTTCATTGCTGCTATCAGATTTGACGTTTACGAACACGTCAAAGTTTGGATGGAGATTTCGATGTCGTTGCCGCCAATCCTGTCCGGAAAAGTGAGACTGCCTGTCGTAGGGGCGCCGCTTTTCATCGTCTCTCATCCCAAGTTGACGATCGCGCAATGCAAGGCCGGGATTATCGGTGCCTTTCCGGCCCTCAACGCCCGCCCGCAATCGCAACTCGACGAATGGTTGTCGGAGATCACCGAAACGCTTGCGGCCCACGACGCCGACTATCCCGAACGCCCCGCCGCGCCTTTTGCGGTGAACCAGATCGTGCACAAGTCGAACGCCCGTCTCGAACAGGACCTGATGCTTTGCGTCAAGTACAAGGTGCCCGTCGTCATCTCCTCGCTCGGCGCCGTCCCTGAGGTGAATGCCGCGATCCATTCCTATGGGGGTATCGTGCTCCACGATGTCATCAACAACCGTCATGCAAATTCCGCCATCCGCAAGGGCGCCGACGGGCTCATCGCAGTCGCGGCAGGTGCCGGCGGCCATGCCGGAACTCTCTCGCCCTTCGCGCTCGTCCAGGAGATCCGCGCCTGGTTCGACGGGCCGCTGCTGCTTTCCGGCGCGATCGCCACCGGCGACGCGATCCTTGCAGCGCAGGCAATGGGCGCCGACATGGCCTATATCGGCTCTCCCTTCATCGCCACCGAGGAGGCTCGCGCGAGCGACGCCTACAAGCAGATGATCGTCGACAGCAATGCCGCAGATATCGTTTATTCCAATTTCTTCACCGGCATTCACGGCAACTATCTGAAGCCCTCGATCCTCGCCGCCGGAATGGACCCGTCCAATCTGCCCGAAGCAGACCCCTCCAAGATGGACTTCGGCCAGGCCGCCGAGGGCGCCAAGGCATGGAAGGACATCTGGGGCTGCGGCCAGGGGATAGGCGCCGTGCATGAAATCGGCACCGTCGCACGCCTGGTCGACCGGCTCGAACAGGAATACGACACCGCGCGCGCCCGCCTCGGCCTCGCCTCCGGCGCTGACATCCGGCGGGGTAAGGAATTTTCAACTTCTCGAAACTGATGGCTTGAATTCTTGCCGCTTTGCGTTTATCAGCGCCTCACATTCGTTTCGCGGCTTTCGCGGAACCGCCCCCAGGGCCGCTTTAGCTCAGTCGGTAGAGCACATCATTCGTAATGATGGGGTCACGTGTTCGAGTCACGTAAGCGGCACCAATTTTTTCATGTACTTAGCGGAAACCTCTCGTCTTCCCGGCACTGAAATGCCTGTTCGGGGTAACGTTCTGGGTAACAGAAACAAAAAGTCCCGCCTCATTCGCGAGACGGGCTTTCTCCAGAGTGTCATCATGCGTTGGGGTAGTCGTCATACCTCCGGATAATCCTGATTTTCTCCGGCTGAAGTCGCATGGTCTTCTCCAAGCGCCCCCTCCACCGGCTCTCAGCTCGGTAGTAGAAGCCGGGCACGGTCTTATAGTCGACGCGCTCTAGCCAGTAGGTCGTGCACCAAGTGTTCCCGTTGGCGTGTTTGCCCTCGACTTTGTAGAAGCCAGGACCGTCGTATTCCACCGACTCAGGCGGGTACGGAACAAAGATGAAGACACCGCGCTCCGAACCTACATCCTCCGGCGCGACGCCGTAGCGTTCCGTCAGACAGGCGATTATTTCGGCTTTGGCGGCAGCAAACCTATCGTCAAGAGTGGAGCTGCTTGCGACCTCGGCCGAAGCTATTTTGAGTGGAGCGGCGGCGCCAGCCAGCGCCCCGAGGACGGACCTTCTCGTGATCTGTGTCATTCTACTTCCCCCTCATTGCTTGCTGCATAAAAGGCAGTTTTCAGACCTCCCGCTCGTGAGGCGACGTTGCACCAAGCGAACGCGGCGTTGTCCAAATCATCCTTGCCTATGCGCATGCGAACGATGCGGTTCTCGTGATCAACCTCGTTGTCACCGATGCCGGTAAGTAAGTCCTCAAGCAGATCGGCCATGATGCGCGACATCGAGGCCAGTTCGTTAATCTGCGCTTCAAGTCTCAGCATTGCCTTGGCTATTGCGGCATTTCTATCAGGCAAGCCTTCGGCGGCAGCTAGAACGGGTTTGTTCGGCATTAGGGTCCTCATTTGGGTTTAATCACTAGGTAACTATGTTTAGTAACCCTAATGCCAATTCGGGTCTTGTCAACACCTAATTGTGTTTGATACCTAGATAGTGAGGTTTCAAGAGGATTTTACGATGCTTACTACGGGAAATCAGCTCAAGGCGGCGAGAGCTCTGGCAGGGCTTGAGCAGAAGGACGTGGCCGAGAAAGCGGGGGTGAACGTGAACACGATCCGCAACATGGAAGCGGCCGGCGCCGGGCAGATAGCCGGGCGGGCGCAGAACGTGCAGAACGTTCAGCGGGTCCTAGAACAGGAAGGGATTGAATTTCTGAATCACGGTCAGCCTGGCGTTATACTGGTGGGTAAACGGAGCTGATGACGCGTGTTATTCGTCTGCTTCGCCAGCCTTTTCACGCTTGGCTAGTTCGGCCTCGATAGCCTGGCGGATGAATTCTGCCCGCTTGTTCTTGCCGACGAGCGCGTCTATCCGCTCGGGCACACCCTCCGGCAGCCGCACAAGAATAGGCTTCACTTTTAACGGAGGCCGCCCCATGCGGCGAGGATTATTCGATATCGGAAAGTGAGTCAAACCGACCTCCGTTCGTCCATAAACGATATCGGTTATTGAGCATATAAGCGATATCGTTTATAATTTCAACCTTCGATCAGACGGAGGATGAGAATGGCGAGCGTCGGCAAAGTACGTATCGGCTCCGGCCCTGACGACGTCGTTGTCATCATCGACAATGATCGCCGCCGTTGCACGTGGATCTTTTCACCGAGATTGCCGAGGAGGAGGGAATTTTTCGGATCTCCTTTGCGGCGCTTACGCAGGATGGGGAAGGGCAGAAAAAGGCTGACGTCGTGGCGCGCCTGAGAATGAAAAAGGAAATCGCTTGGGAGCTATGCCGCGCGCTCAAGGAACTGGACAAAATTAGCCACAGGCCTAGACGGCCTTGACACAGCCAAGCGGCCTCGGGAACTGTGGGACCGTTCCACAAAGCCTCTGAGAGTGCCGCCAATGATAGTTGCCGATGACGAACGCCGGCCTTTCTCGCCAAAAACACTTGCTGAGCATTGGGAATGCTCGGAACGACACGTAAGAAACCTGATTGCGCGCGGTGAAATCCGAGCCTTCCGGCTTGGCGTCAAACTTCTACGGATAGCGTGGGATGAGGTGGACCGCTTCGAACGCGAGGGCGGGAGCAAATGAAAGCTTTCGGAAGGCGTTTATCAGCATGACGCGGAAGGAATTCGCGGAAGCGGAACTCGCGCGATGGATTGCTAACAATGAACCCACGAAGCAGAGGGAAGCGGAGGAGGCGGAACGGCTGCGACTAAAGGCGACCAAGAAATGAGCCAGACCACCGAGAGACTGCTAACGCCCCAGCAAGCAGCGGAATTCCTTGCTATATCGACACGCCAACTCCGGGATCTAGCGGATGCTGGTTATCTGGCTTTCGTAAATATCGGCCTCGGCCGAAGGCCGACGAGGCGATACCTGCCGACCGACCTAGCCGCCTTTGTCGAGGCTCGCCGCGTTGCGCCTGGTGCCAGCAAACAGCGAACGGCAGCGACCGGAGCGTCCAAGACCTTTAAGCTTGCCGACTTCGCTGCGATGAGAAAGGAATTGCACCGGAAGCGGACAACAAAAGCGCGGAAACGATGAGTAAGGCCGCCTTTAGACAAGCAGATCTGGAGCGGATTCTTCGCGCCGCTAAAAAGGCGGGCGCTGTGTCGTGCAGGTTGATCTTCGGACGCTGGAGGTGAAGATTTTGCCGGCACCCGGCGATGTCTCAAATGCCAGTGATGGACTGGCCCCGGACGGGCCAGAGAATTGGCGCTGAAACCAAATGACCGAGCGACAGCCTCCAACCGTGGCGCCCAAGGAACCCTTCGGGATAGACGACATGGTTGAACACGATGTGTTGCTACAGCGCTATGATTGGCTGAGCGCTCAGATATTGAGCAGGTGGAAGCGCTCGGGAGCAATTCGCTATTTCCGGGGCCGCGGCGGGAAGTTAGTGTATCCGATTAACGATATTCGTTCGGCGATCGAAGCCGAGATGAACGAGGGCCTAAGGGGAACATGACAAACAGGCCCCCCATCAAGCAGGCTGAACTCAACCGCTTGGCTGCTGTCGCTAAGCGGAACAATCTGACGATAGAAGTCGAAGCGGAAGGGGTCATGATCCGGATGTATCCAGGGTCACCAGCGCCCGCCACTTCTTCAACCGCGCCGCAGCAACTTGAGCCCGCCCTGAATGAGCAAGAGCGCGGGGTCATGGACGAATTGGCGAAGCGCGGCGTCGAGGTTCACGTCGCCTGGTACACCGTTAAGAACCTACAGGATCGAGTCCTTGTAGACGTCGACCCGGACCAAGATCAGGACAGACACTCTACCGAGATCCGGGCAGAGGCAGTAGACGAAATTGCTCCCCCGAAGGAAGCCCCGCCCGCTTTGCCCGAAGGCCGCAGCCCAGAAGAGGTGGCACGCCACTTCGGGATTTCCCCTCGCAAGCTCCGGCAGATGGCGCGGGAACTGGGAGCATGCCGTATAGTGGGAAACAAGGTGTTCTTGCTGCCAGCGGACGTTGAAGCGATCCTGGAGGCAGCGCATCCGAAACCAGAACAATATCATCCTGGTCGCGACTCCGCGGAGCTTAACGCGCTTCTTAAACGCCTGGAACCCGCCAAACGAAAAGGCTCTAAGAAGCCTACCAAGAATACGCGTCCATGAGCCTCACCACCCAATTCTGGAGTCGTGTTCCATCGGAATTGAGTTTTCCCCTCTTTCCACAAGGGGAAAAAAGACCGCTGTGCTCCGGGCCAATTTCTGCCAGCATTAGCCGGACGACACGAGCGAGGCCGCCCCATGAGCCAGACTGCGGATGAACGATTGATCGCCTTTGTCCGAGCCCTTGCGCGGAGACAGGCACGCATAGATATCGAACTGGAGGCGCAGCGCCACTCCGGTCCGGGCAGTTTGCAGCCAGAGGCTCAGCCACTGGACCAGTTGCCCGCTTCGAGCCGCTCGTTTCAAGTCCGCGGAGACAGACTGCTCAAGCTTAGAGAGGTCATGTCGATGACCTCGCTGGGAAGCTCGACGATCTACCGACGCATGAAAGCTGGGAAATTCCCGAAGCCTAAGCGGCTCAGCGAGGCATGCGTTAGATGGCGAGAATCCGAAATTGAAAAGTGGATGTGCGAATTACCCACGACAGGGGGCGCGAGCAAATGACCGACTGGCAGGATCTAACGGAAGATGAGGCCATCGAGGTAGCCGTTGCCGAGCACGGCAAGAACCCAACGGCATCTGTCGCATACTGCGCGCTGGAAGCATACGACGGCCGGGACAGTGAGGAGTACCGCTTCTAGTTCGGCTTATTCCTAAAGCTTGCAAAGCGCGAGAACGTCGGCTGGGCGTAGGTGCCGATGAGCATCACGACCGCATTCATTGCTGAACTGATCAGAGCGGCGAACGAGGTCGAAAGGCTTACGCCGTATGAGATCAGCCGGCTGCTGGATCATTCGGTTGACACGATCCGTGAGATGCGCAGACAGACTGGCATCGCTGGCAGCCACTGCGCCGGGGACGTTGTGATCGATCTCCAGGTCGCCTCGGCACGCGCCCGGGATCTATTACCGGCGGAGACCAGAGACGTCCTGCTGGACGCGGCTGATGTCATTAGAACGTTTAAAATTGTCGTTGCTGACGAAGAATGAGCCGGTTCGCCCGATTGATGACGACAAAAACAAAGAAGCCCCGCGCTAGCGGGGCTCCAACCATCGTGGAAAGGACGATACTCAGTCCTCGTTCGTATCGAAGCTCCCCGAGTTCAACGTGAACGAATCGCGAAAATCTTTCATCGCGTTGTCATAGGCGAGCTGGTTCTTCTCCACCAAAGATTCAAGACGATCTAAGAGCTTGTGCCTTTGGTCGTTATGCGAAGCGGCCTTCTTCTCCACACGTGGTTGCATTGTCATCCCTGAATTTACGTGTATTCGTGAGTCTGAGATTCACAAATCACCCTTTAACAAACGATGAACGCGATGACCACCGAAACGTTTCCGAGTCCAGAGAGAAAATACCCTGAAATCGTCATCGGAATTGTGTCACCTGTTGGGACGGACCTCAACAGCACCATCGACGCACTCACACAAGAATTCGAGAAAAAGAATTACGAAGTTCATCACATCAAAATCTCTGCGAAATTTCCTGAGCTCGCCGATTCGATCGGCTATGAGGAGTTGGATCCGGACTCGAAATACAAGCGAACTGAAACATATATCGATTTCGGAAATTACCTCAGAGAGAAAATCGGTGATAAATTCCTTTCGGCATACGCTATTTCGGAGATAGCAGAACAACGCTTCAACAATTCTGAGGAAAAGCCTTTCCAAGGAAAGTGCTATATCATCGATCAACTAAAGACAGAATCTGAAGTAGAGTTATTACGAGAAGTCTACGGAAGCTGTTTTTTCCAGATCTCTATTTACTCCGCAAGGGACGTCCGGGTTGATAATTTAGCCATGTCTATGGCCCGCGATGAAAAAAAGCGTGACCGAAATGCATATCGTGACAAAGCCGAGAAGCTTGTGGTCAGGGACGAAGACGAGTCAGATAATCCGTACGGTCAGAAGGTCGGGAAAATATTTCAATATGCCGACATTGTGATCAACGCAGACCGAGCGGAAGATCAGAACGACGTGGCTCATCAGGTCTCTCGCTTCGTCGAGCTGCTTTTTGGGCACAACGCGTACTCACCGAACCGGCTGGAGTACGGAATGTTCTTGGCGCATTCGGCTGCGCTGCGGAGCCTAGACCTTTCCCGCCAAGTAGGGGCTGCAATCATTCGTCCCACCGGAGAGATAGCCGCCCTAGGATCAAACGAAGTGCCGAAAGCGCGTGGCGGCACCTATTGGTGTGATGATCCATATGACGCCCGAGAGTACAAAATCAGGCAAGACAGCAATGACGCGCGTAAAATTGAGCTGCTTAACGAAGTTGTAGAAATAGCACTAGGACCGGGTAGAAAACTTACGAAGGCGCAAGAAAAGAAACTCAATAAATCTCAATTCATGGATGCACTTGAGTATGGTAGGATCGTCCATGCAGAAATGTCTGCACTGAGCGATGCTGCTCGATTAGGGGTTAGCGTACAGGATGGCACCATTTACTGCACAACATTTCCCTGCCACATGTGCTCAAAGCACATAGTAGCTAGCGGCATAGCCAAGGTCATTTTTCTTGAGCCCTATCCCAAAAGCCTCACTTCAGATCTTCATTCAGATTCTGTAAAGATCGAAGGAACCTCTCGGGGATCCTACGCAAGATTTCCCGCCGTCGAGTTTTTACCCTTTTTTGGCATCACTCCTCGTCGATATCGTGAATTCTTCTCTCGCGGTAAGCGCAAGCAAGGCATGCATTTCCAGACATACAAGAATGGGGAACCATGGCCTATGGTTACCATGAGCGCACCTTGGTACGCGAAGCGAGAGATTGAATTAATAACAGCACTCCGACGAGCCTTGCGCGATTTTCCGGGTGATACAAGTTCGCTTCAAACACAGGCGGCTGGTGAAACAACAGTAGATGCTCGTTGAATTAGCTGTTTTGCTCAGACGACAGGTTCACGCACCGTCGCATCGTCCGCCCGCTCCCTGATCCCCTTGAACGACGCATGTCGTAGCTTTCCATCGTCCGTCCAAGTGCGATATTCGACCTCTGCAACGAGCGCCGGCTCGACGAAGATGGCATTCTTCCGCCTGAGGCTCACTGCCGGCTCTTTCGTGCCGATGGATTCGAGGAGGTTGCGCAGCTCCCGCGAAAGCTCATGTGACCAGCCGGTACCGCAGCCACCGACATAGACGAGCTCGTTACCCCGGCGCGCGGCCAGCAGCAGCCGGCCGAGATGACCGGGCACGGTCGACGGCTCGAAGCCGACCACCACGAAACTATCACGCCGCTTGCAAGTGATTTTCTGCCACCACTCGCCTCGGCCAGAGCGATATGGCTTCTCAATGTGCTTGGCGATAATGCCTTCGAGCCCATGCTCGCACGCGACGCTGAAGAACGCGTCGCCATCAGCCTGAACTTCTTCCGACAGGCGAACGGCCCCTTCCCGGCCTGCGACGAGCAGCTCAAGCAGCCGCCGACGCTCGCGCAGCGGCAGACGGCGCAGATCGCGACCGTCTAGGTAAAGTAGGTCGAAGGCAAAGAAGACGATGGCCCCGGCTTCGACCGCGGAAGGAACGCGCCCGAGCGCCCGCTGCAGCATGCCGAAATCGGAGCGGCCCTGATCGTTCAGAACGACCGCCTCCCCGTCAAGNGTCCAGTCGTAGCCGCCGCGCGTGAGGATCCGGACTCGTCCGGGCTCGATGTGGACCGCGAGCCGGTATCCGTCCCATTTCACTTCGTAGGCCCAATCTGGCCCCTTCGGCGGCTTGCCAACGAGCGTTGCAAGGCAGGGATCGACCCGCGCCGGCATAGGATCAATCGGAGCGATATCTCGAGGCTTCTTTGAGGATGCTTTGGCCATCAGGCCATTAACGCACAGACCAGCGAAAAGCCGAATTGACTCTTTTGGCGTAGAGAACATATTGAGAACACGCCGAGCGCGTTTGCGGGCGCTTCCACGACCTGAGGCAAATGTTGCAACCTTGATTGAGGAGGATCAGCCGTGTCCGATCTCCCTAAACCGAAATACAAATGGCGGCAGACTTGGCTGAACCACCCAAAGCACTTTTGCGGCTACGACGGCAGCCGGCATGTCGCGTCCATTTACTGGAACCACATGGGCTGGTGGAACTGGTTCATGTGCTGGAACTGGGCGAAGAACGCGAACAGATGGCAGCGCCCGAACGGCCAGGCCGATTCAGCAAGGGAGGCGGCTCTCGAAGCTGAGAAATGCTATGAAGCAATCCTCAGGTGTGAATGGCCCGGCATGGCGCCCGAGGATCTGCAGTGCATGCTCGACAACGAGGAATGGATGCGGACCAGACTGTAGGAGCCTTTGGGAACAAAGGGGTTATAGGTGCGTTACCTTGGCGCCGCGCATTTCAGCGGCACCAGGTCGCCCAACCTGTTAGCAGTGCCCGCGACGTCCCCCCGCGCGGGCACTCGCATTTTTTGGCATGGCGGTTTTGTACGCTATTGTTTGCCAAGGTATTGCATCACCTTGTCTCGGTTCGGCCCAGCCTCGCGGATTGCCTGAAGCGCCTTCTGCCGCGTCACCTTCGCCGTCCTCATCAGATAGGCGACCTCGTGCTCCTGTTCGGAAACGAGCTCACGGTCGCGGCCTTTCTTCTTCGGATTATCTGCCATGCGGTTCCTCCATTGATGAACAATGAAGGATAGGGGCGATTTACGTCGCGGCAAGATCGGAACCTAGCTCCGCGGTCAGGCGTTGAGCCGCGGCAGCTATCGGAGCCGGCCTGAAATTGCCCCCTTTAAAAAGCATTGCTCGGGAACATTCCGGCCAGCACGCTGTTTTAAAGGCGTTCCTCATTCAGGTGAGTGTTCTCCACACGACAGTCGACTAGCGGACAATCGCACATGTCGGACAACTGCAGCGCTCCAATCGCATCTGCCGGAGCGCTGTTTTTTTTGCTCTAAGAACGCAATCAGATTAGCTTCTGAACCCCAAGAAAACCGTAGATCGCGATCACGAGCAGTACGAGGACCACCAGCAACATAATTATCGTCGATACTCTCTTGGACATGCCAGTGAAATAAGGGCGTACAACGTGTTTGGAATGGGACTGAAGTCTTACGCCAACGAGGTGCCGTATCCGGTTCGATAAAAGCAAGACCGGCGGGAACGCTCACGAGTTGGGTGTTGACCTGCCGAGAGCCGGATCATGGCTGACACAAATAGAGCTGCAGCGGGGGACAGCTGCAGCTCCGAACGCGACGTATCTTCATCCTAGCTGGGGGCGCAATTGCCCAGTTCCATTCAAGGGAACCGCTTCGAACGTCGCATGCGCATATTCTACTCTCAGCGACGGTGGAAGCAAGGGAAAGCGCCTAGCTTGTCACCGCCGGACTCGCTTCTTAACGTCAGGGAACGGCTCTCGCCCCAGAGCCTTCGCTATCTTCCGATAGCAGTGCCCACCCATCCCAGGTATCCGCAGCATCTCTTCTGCGGGAAGGTGCTGCATGTCTCCGACCACCTCATATCCGAGTTGATTCAGCTCGTCGAGGAGCCATGGCGTCAGTTTTAAATCTGCAAGTTTCGTGTCCATGAAGAGAGAAAAGCAGACTGAAGCGCATCACGCAATTGCATGATTATACAACATCAACGCAGCGGTGCGCTGTCGTGCTGGCTGAGCCGGCCCATAGCACCTGCCGGTTGTTTGGAGTAGATTTAGGTTCAGTCGTGAATTGAGGTGGGGCGTATGAAAACACCAGTCTTTTACATAGCGGGCGTAATAGCCGTCCTCGCGTCATTCACAACCAGTCAGGCAAATTCGGCCACTGAGATTTTTGAGTGCTCCGAGCTAGCTGAGTGGGCCGGCTACAATCAGGAGGCCTACGACTTGGCGCGTCTTGGTTATGAGCGTGCGCACGAGGAGGCATCCGAATTCCTTGCGCGTCTCAGGCAAGAGAAGAACCCGAGGCCAAGCTTCACCTCTGAACTCTCAGCCGATTTCTGGGCAGGGATGTGGATGGGTCGAAGTATTTTGACCGTCTCCGAGTGGCTCCAGGTCCAACATCCACTGAGATCGAGAGAAGGAGCAAGAACAACAGAGAGGATCATGACATCGCGGCGCCAACAGGAAGTTTGGAAGCCCATCGCCGAAAGCGAGTATCGTCAACGGGGCTGCGATTTCTACCTATTGAAAAAACGCGGCTAACGTAGCAATGGCGCGCACCGGAGACTTCTTCCAACTGAATTCGAGAGCAGCGCAGCGCGTCAAGGCCGCAGTTGAGCGCCGTCGCGCTGGCTGGCCNTTCCAACTGAATTCAAGAGCAGCGCAGCGCGTCAAGGCCGCAGTTGAGCGCCGTCGCGCTGGCTGGCCTCGATCCGCTGCAATATCTCGCGCATGACGCGGGTATCGGCTGAGAGGGCGTTGAGCGTGGTCTCCACCGCCCGCATCGATGTAGCCGCTTCGGCCGCTTGCTTCTCCACCGCGGAGATCCGCAGCTCGTGATTGTCGATCTGCCGGAGTGAGATTTCGGCGGCTGTTACTCGTTTATCGAGCCTATCGATCGATGACGCGTGCGAATCCTGATTGGCGCCGACCCTCTCCCATGTCATCCCCCATGCGACCAGGCTGCTGCCGAAGCCGACGAGAAGGGCCAGGGTATTGAGGTTGTATTCGAACCTCCATTTCGGGGTTGCTACCATCTTCTCGGGTTCCTGTGTTTCAGCCAAGCCCCTGCCCTCGTAATGCAATGCAACGGTGGAAGAGCCGGCACTCGAGAATGAGAGCCGGCCTGTTGTGTCGTTACTGCGTGTTCTTCGGCGCGATGTAGGTCAGCAGCGCCGGCAGCCCGATCGTCAGCGCGTAGAGCGCCAGGTAGCCATACCAGGGCGTGCCCTCCGGCATGAAAGGGAGACCGGCCGTTCCGGTCAGCGCGCCACCAGCGGCGGCGGCAATGGCTTTCGAGATGTTCACGGTGGTCTCTCCTTATTCCGCCGCTTTGGCTTCGCGCAGGGCGAGCGAGACCGTCGCGTATGCCGTTGCCGCTACCACGAGGGCATTTGCTGCCGTGACGCTGCCTGGATCGGCGCAGATGACCCGCACACCGTCGTAGGCGGCCTTCTCCTTGGCGAGAGTCTTTGCTTTGATGTTGCCGGAGGCGGAAGCCGCGATGAATGCAGCATGAGCCGTTTCGAGAAGCGCGCAGGTCTTCGGCAGGCTGTTCTTGATCGCGGTGTCGATCGAGCCGGTCGTCGTGCAGGAGGCGAGCGAAAGCGCCGCCACCGATGCGAGAATCAGTGAACGCATTGTCTGTTCCTTTGATGGAGGGGTTAGAGGCGGGCGGCCTGAACGTGCATCCAGTCCATGTCCCTCGCGCGCCCGAGCGAGAGCCATCCTTCGCTTTCCCAAGCCACCCAGAACGGAACGGCGTCAGGATGAGAGAGGCGAGCGTCGGGCTTTTTCGTGTAGAGGCCGTTCCGCTCCGGATCGAAGTCGATTGCGATGCCCCAGCTATGCATCGAATAGGACGAGCCGCCGCGCATTCTGCGGACGTTCAGAGAGCCGCCGAACAGATCCAGCCCGAGAGCCTTTCGCTCTGACGCCGAATAGATGGCCGGGACGCGGTGCAACACCTTCAGCGCAGACGGGGCGACCTTCTGGTGAAGCGTCATCTTGCGAACACGAGTCCCGTTGTCCCAGGCAAGGAACATATCGAAGGGGATCTCTATTGCGGTCTGGTTCTGCCCGACAGGCCCGTAGAACGACATGCATTGCGATTGGCGAGGCCACACTGTCTTTGACGACTGGAATACTTCCTTGGCCGGTTCCTCGTCCCGCTCGGGAAGCGGAGTAGGCACAGCGCTCGCAGGAAGGCGCAGGGCGGCGATTGTCGCCTCGTCGGCTACTCCGGTAACCTTCAGGACCTTCGTCTTCTGGAAGCCTTTGAGAGCCGCCACAGTGACCGGTCCAATCTCTCCGTCGATAGCGCCGACCGGCCACAGGTGAGCCGTCAGCCGGCTTTGCAGCCACTGTTCGAACGACATAGCGATGTCCTTGGGTTCAGAGGCTGGCGGCGGCCGCCCACATGGCATCAATTTGGTCGTCGGAGAGGCCGAGCGCGGCGCCTACCATGGCGATAAGCGGGTGCATGCGCTCGAAGGTTGTCGCGTATTCCCACTCGATCTGGGCGGTTTCCTTCTCGACGCCCTCGGGCATCGCCTCTATGGACGCGGTCACCTGGGCCAGCGCAAAGCCGTTGCTGACGAGACCTAGCCGGATCTGACGCGCTGAGAGCGCGGGCATGTGGATGGAGGGCTGGGACGGGATCGCTTCGGCCACCCATTCACTGCCGGCCCACTTGAAGATATGGCCGGGGATGAATTCGGGCGGGGCGATTTCCGTCGCATAGGCGGGGATGAGATACACCCCCGGCTCCAAAGGGCTCTCGTCGGCCGCGGAAGCACCCACGTATTCGAGCGTGCTCGGGTCGTAATTGTAGACTGTCAAAGGCATGAGCGTTCCTCAGTATTTGATGCAGGCCAGAAGGGCCACGTTGCGAGGACGGGTTTCAGTGCCGCCGGTCGATCCCGAGTTGAATTGGGCGATGTCAACCGTATGGTTGTGGACGTCGGAACTGGTCGTGCCGGAATAGGTGTGGGCATGGTCACCCGCAGAGCCGGTGTTGAACGTGCCAGTAGAGCCCCCGCTTTCAGCGTTGTTGATGGTGCCGCCCGAGAAGCCGCGATCCTGATATGGGACAGAGTGCACATGCGCGCCGGTCGTGTTCGTTGAACCGGAATAGGTGTGCGCGTGCGTGTCCGAGGAAGTCGCTGTGCTCGGGGGATTGACGGTGTGCAGGTGGCTCTGAACCTCGTCTGCCTGGGCGGACCCGAACACGCGACCGCTATCGGCACCTCGAGCGTCATCCCAACCGCGCACGAACTCGCCGCGGAGATCCGGCAGGTTGAAGGTCGTCGAACCGTCGCCGGTCCCGAAAGTGGTTCCGATTACGGCGAATAGATCGGCATAGGTGGTGCGGGAGACGGCCGCGCCGTTGGCCTTCAAGTAGCCGGTCGGTGCGGTGCTCTTCGCGTAGAAGATGACCGTTCCGGCAGGCGTTGAGCTCGAAGTTAGGCCGTCGACCTCCGATTTGCTGTAAACGTCAAGCGTGGTGCGCGCCGCAGAGTTGGAGCTGTCGTCCAACAGGGTGCGTGCGAAGCTGGTGAGCGTCGCGACTGCATATGTGTCAGCGGCCGTCGTATAGATCATCCGGTCAGCGGCCGTCGTAAGCCCCGCAATCGAATTAAGCCCGGCGTCATATGCCTGCACCTGCGAGCCGATCGTCACTCCGAGCGTAGCCCTCGCCGCTGTAGCGTCAGCATCATCCAGGATGGTGCGGGCAAACGATGTCAGAGTCGCCACAGCATAGGTATCGGCCGCGGTGGTGTAGATCATCCGGTCGGCGGCCGTTGTCAGTCCTGCAATGGAAGCGAGGCCCGCGTCGTATGCCTGGACGTTCGTTCCAATCACAACGCCAAGGGTAGAGCGGGCGGCCGTCGCATCCGCATCATCGATAAGCGAACGCCCGAACGCGGTAAGCGTGGTAACCGCATATGTGTCGGACGCCGTCGTATAAGGGAGCTTGTCGGCAGACGTGGTCAAAGCGGCGATCGATGTCAGAGCGGCGCTTGCAGCCTGCGCCCCAATCGCAGTGCGAGCGCCGCTGGCCGTCGTCGCCCCCGTACCGCCCGAAGTGATCGGCCGTGCTGTGTTGGCGTCCGCCGTCAGGTCGTCAACGAACGCGTTGTACGGCACGCTCTGAATGGTCGTGTTGGACACGCCTTTCGTGCCGGCAGGAGGGCTATATACGCCGCCAGTTCTAGGCATCGGCATTCTCCATAGAAAAAGGCCCCGCGAGGGAGCCTGGTCTCATCTCAACTTCTATTGACTTTGGTCGCCAATAAGTTGTTCAGTGCGCGTCAGGGGAATTGAGGGGGCACATCTTGAAGTTTTACTTGGCGGGGCGGCTGTCTATTGCCGCAGCGATGGCGTTTGCGTTGGCGAGTTGCACCACGACGCAGGCAGGTTTTCGCAAAAATCCTGAGGGTGTGAGCAAGTCAGCGCTCTGTCGAACTTTCATAACGAATACGGATCTCGCGTTTACGCAGGAGCTTACCGCCGAGCTCGCGCGTCGCCGTATCGACCCAATCGAATGCGTCAGCATGGTGCAGCGGGAGAATCAGGCTGCGGCGGTTATCGTGGCCGTTGCATTGGTGGGAACCGCGGTAGCCGTCTGCGCGAACAATAACTGCGGCGGCGGCTCATCCTATCCAGCTTACACGCCGTACCGTGGAAACTGCCAATATGATTGGCAGCGCGACGCTGCGGGCAACAAATGCGGAAACCGAAGTGCATATTCCCGCCCCGGTGGGTACTGAAGCTCGACCGGGAGCCATCTTCATTTTCCACGATACTCGTGTATGTTGTGCGAATGCTTAGGGTCGTCCAATTCACTTGTATCGCGGTCACCGCCCTCATCCTTTGGGGGCTGAAGTCGTTCCTTCAGGCGACGTTCCAGTGGGGCGGACCAGGCTTCGTAGATGGCTTCCTGTTCGGGATGCTGTTCGCGGTAGCCGGGTATCTCCTGATCATCTGGATTGACCCGTCATCGCGCCCCAGAGGTTCCACTTCCAAGCAGGAGTGATTTTGTCAGAGCTTCGACCAGCGCAGGGTTCTGTCCGGTCCGCTGCGCCTGGGCGATGGCATCAACGAGAGCGGTTCGATTGCTGACCATCGCGTCCGCCAAGGAAACGTTCGCAGCCTCACGCCTCCCCCCCATGATCGAATTTGCAAGCCTGTCGACCAATCGCACGCCGGCGGCTCGCACGGCACCGCTTGTGCCCCCTGCCGCATACGCATTGCGTGCGAAGTTCGGATCTTCCGTTCCGCCAAGATCGGCAATGTGTTGCTGACGGCGTGCTGTTTCAGAATTCCGAGTAACCACATCGCGTGTCTTCGCGAATTGCAGCTCGTTATCTAGGACTTGAAACAGTCGGTCAGCCTTCTCTTGTCCGAACAACTGAGACAGTCGAGCACGATTCCAGTCGCCATCAGATTTCACCAGCTTGTTGAGGCGAGCGATATCGTTCGCGTTGCTGCCAAGGATTCGGTCGACTTCCGCTCTCGCCCCCTGCGAAAGCCTCAACGGCACCGCCGAGGGACCGATTTGCATTCCCTGCGGAAGAGCACCCTTCTGAACCTCGGCGGCTAGCTCCGATGGCCGAGGAGCCGCGCGGCCATGGTCCAGTACGCTCTGACCGCGCTGTAAGGCTTGCCGCTGACGTGCCAACTCAGCATACGCGGCATCCGCTTCTTTGATGCGTGGAACGGCACGAGTAAGCGCATCATCAAGCATCTGCCGCGTCTCGGTAAGGGCCGAGATGACCTTCGGGTTTGCTTCCGTGGCGAGTACACCGTCGATTGCCTGGCGTGTCTGGAACACCACCCGTGGGTCATTGGAAACGACATCCTGACCATTGACATTCAACATCCCGCGGACACGATGAAGCGCTCGCTGTGCGTCACCGCGCAACGTCTGGATCGACCGGTCAAGGTCATGCGTAATCGCCGTTATGTCGTAGGGGCGCGCCTGACTAAATGCATCCCTATACACCGGCGACAGCAGCTGCTGATTGGCCTCGATCCCGCGCTCTATCTCGGACGGAACGACATTGCGCCCTAGCGTCTCGTCAACTGTGGCTGCGAGACGGGCGTTCGCACCCCCATGCCTTGCCTCGAGCGCAGAGCGCATCACCTCCTGGCCCCGACCGGGCATCGCTGCAAGGGCAGCAGCTTTACCTTGTGTATTCGGCCCAAGGTCAGCAATCATGCTCTCTGGGCCCAAAGTGTCGAGTCGGGCCCGCACTGCGGCTTCATCGAGGCCATCGCCTGCGATGGCCTTGGCAAGTTGGTTGATAGTCCCTGCCCTAGTGCCCGCCGCCTTTGCCGCCTGTGCAGTGCGGTAAGCGTCCGCTACCTTCCGTGCGCCAGCACCCACGGCTTTACCAACTGCTGGTCCGAACAAGCCTAATCCAGCACCCCATCCAGATCCCAACTTCACCTCATCGAGATCACCGCCGGACCTCACGGCTGCATCAGTGCCACCGACGACGCCTCCACCAAGCATTGACATGCCAGAACGGGCAAGTAGTCCGGCACTGCCCCCACCGAAGGCGGCCGGAGCAGCGACAACCATCGGCAGAGTTCCAGCCACCGCACCGGTAACTCCGGCACCCGCAGATACATACGGATGGGCCGCTTGGGCAGCGTCGGTAATCGCCTGCGCTTCCTTCAGGTTGTCGTCGTAGCTCTCGCCGTTGAAGGCGGAAGACAGCGCCGCCGCACCCCTCTGGGCGGTGCCAAGAAGCATGGGGCCAACAATAGGCATGCTGTTGAGATAGCTAGTCGTGGCAGCCCCGAAGGTGCCGCTGGGACCCGCCATGCGCTCCTCCCGATCGAGCATTTCGGCACCTTCCTCAAAAGACAGGTGTCGGCCGCTCGGGCGGGGCTGGGCGTCATAACCGATCTTGGCATTGAACTCCTCGCGAGGAATATCGCTGTAGAACTTCCGGTGAAGCGCATCCGCGAGCTGATCGTCACTCAAATCGTGGTACTGCGGAAACTTCTGTCGGACCTCGGAAATGGTTGGCATTATCGAATCCCCAATGGATCACCGCCGTCGTTGTTTGACCGGCCATATGTTGGGCCAGCAGAACGCTTCATCCCGTCGACAACCGTTTGTCGGTTCCTGCGCTTCTGCTCCAGGACTTCCTTGGTGTCTCCCGGCTGCGGAAAATACTGCTTGTTCGCGTTGTCGAACTCTTCCACGGAAATGACGGCGCCCGACTCTCGGCGCAGTTGGGCATTGATGAAGTCGCGCCGAGCCTGGTCGAAATTCTGGAAATCATCGCTGACCATCCAGTTCTCGAGAAAATCGGGGATGTAATCATTACCGCGTACCGCCTGATCCCAGACACCAAGGCCGGCGCCCTCAAACTGATCGATCAGCCCGCCGGATGTGTTCATTCGGTCTGCAAACGTTGCCGCTTCCTTCTCGTCGACGGTGACCTTCGGAGGGGTGATTTGGATGTTACCTTTTGGTGTCGTTTGCCCGGGCATCTGAGTCTGCGGCTGCATCTGCTGCTGCGGTGGCTGATTGGATGCCGGCTGGGACCCAGACATTTGCTGCGGCTGATCGCCTGCGGAAGACTGCCCGAACACGCCCTGCGGGGTCAGGAAGATGATCTCGCCGTTCGGACCTGAAATCGTCTTGCCCGCTGCAAGCTGCTGTGCCTGCTCAGGTGTAAGCTGTCCGCTTTCCATTAAGCCGTTCAGGGCCTGAGCCTCAATAGAGTTGCCGTTGAAACGAAAGCTTCCGTCGCCGCTACCGCTGGGAGCCGTGAGCCACTTATCTTGGTTGGGATCGTAGACATTACCGTTGCCGGCATTGATCAGCGGCTGTCGCTTGGGCTTCTTTGCCTCTTCGAGCTCGATCTGGCCCTTTTGCAGATCAAGCTGGTACTTCGGATCATTTCGCTGCACTTCTTGCTCGTACTGCTGGCGCTGAAGCCATGTCTGCTGCTCGCGAGCCGCTTGCTCTTCCTGCTCCTGCTGCTGGTAAAGCGTCTGCAGAACGGCCTTCTGCTCCTGCGATAGCCACGGATTGCTGAGAGCCTGAAGCAAAGCCATCTTGTCCGGCCGGGCCTGTGCCGGCGCCTGCTGCGGTGCCTGCTGCGGCGGTGTCTGTTGCTGCCCCATTGCCTGCGCCTGTGCGACCTGCTCGGGAGAAGCCGGAGAACCGTCCATCAGCGCCGGCATGATGCCGCCCTGCGCGTTAGCGAGCTGCTGAGAGCCTTGGAACTGCGGGGGAATGGCAGGCTGCTGCTGCGGAGCGTTCTGGATTGGTCCCTGCGAAGGCTGCTGCGCGTTCCTGCCGGGGAATTGTGCCTGATATTCCGGTGTCTGTTCGAAGGCGGCGACCTCCTCGGAGAGAGACGGCGGCGGTGCGCCACCTTCACCACCTCCGGCAGCCATCGCGTTGACCGCCTCGGCCGACGTCTGCGGCGGCATGCCGATGGCCGGGTCAAGACTTGCGACCTCCTGCCCCTGACCCCCGAACAGCGCGAGCGCCTTGGCTCTGTGCCCGGCCATCTGTTCCTCNCGACCTCCTGCCCCTGACCCCCGAACAGCGCGAGCGCCTTGGCTCTGTGCCCGGCCATCTGTTCCTCGACCTTGTCGCGGACTGTACCGGGTGCGCCTCCTGCGGCAGCATCGGACGCATTGTAACGGCCTACCCCGCCGGCGTTGATAGCCGAATAGATGTCGAGCAAGCCCATGCCCGGTTTGACGCCGGTCGACCGCAGATATTTCGCAACGGCGCCATTCTCTCCAAGCTGGGAGCCAACCGGGTCGTCCCAGTTGACGCCGTACTGCTGCGCCTGCGGCTCGCCGAACTGGATCAGGCCGCGATGCTTGCCCCATTTGGTCGTCGGTCCCGTCTTGGTCGGGTCGAAGGTGCCGGCGGTTTCATACGAGATAGCAGTCGCCAGATCGACAGGATCGACGCCCAGGGCGCTCGCCGTCTGTGCGATGCCGTCGCGGATGGACGGGTCAACATTGACAGATGCCGCCGCGCCGGCGCCTGCGCTCGGGCTCGTGCTTGCCGGTTTGATGCCCGGAGAAAGCATGTTCGATGCGCTCACGTCAGGCGCTTGCCCGATGATCCGGTTGAACAGGTCATCCGCGGCGCTCCGGCCGGCCTTCTCCGCCTTGCCGTCTCGATGACGGCCGATGCCCACGGCTGCCCCCTTCAGCATGGCGCCGATGCCTTCATAGGCGTTCTTCGGCGTGCCCCCCATCAGTTGGGAAGCAAGAAGGTCCGCCATCTCACGCTTGCGAGCGAGCGTGTCGGGCGTCTCTTTGGTATTGCCGCCGAACAGGAACGAATATGCCATTTATTTCTTCCTTCCTGCATCGAACAGCGCGCCGTAATTCACCCGCCGGAAGCCGTCAGCGCCCTTGCGCACGGCGTCGGGGCGGACCTTTTCCACCTCTTGCGCCATCACGCCGATGCGCTTCGGAGCGTTTTTGCCTTCGCCCTTGTACCGGTACTCATAGAGCCCGCCGACCTTCTTGATGTCCTTCTTCGCCGTCTTGTCCGACAGCGTGAACATCCCGGCGAGTCCACCCATAAGGCTGCCGATGCCCGCCTGGTTCTGCTGGTAGGCGCCCATCTTGTTCGCATAGTCCTGCTGCACGAGCCCGGCATAATCGACAGTCGGCATGGGGTTGCTCTGTGTCGGGACGAAGCTCGGGCTGTTGACCTGGGCGCCGGACATGAGGCCGATGATTTCGTTGATCGGCTGGTTGCGCTGGGCGTAGAGCTCGTTCAGGTACTGCGCCCGCTGCTGGTTCTGCATGTTGAACTTCGACTGCTGCGAGTTGAAGCTCTGGTCCTGCAGGGCGTTGTTGCCGGCCGTGGCCGTGTTCTGGTTCTGATATTGCTGCTGCAGCGCGTCGTTGCCGAACTGAGCACCGGCCAGCCCTTGGCCAAACTTCTGCTGCTGCGCGGCGTTGTTGGCCTGCTGCTGCGCCTGGTTCTGCCCGAACTGCTGTTGCTGGGCGGCATTGCCCATCTGCATGTTGTTGGCGTTCTGGGCGTATTGCTGCGCCTGCGCGGAGTTGGCGAACTGGCCGGAGCCAAGCTGCTGGTTATAGGCCTGCTGCTGGGCTGAGTTCTGGAAGGTTGCCGACTGATTGGCGAGCCCGGCAAGGCGGGATTGCTCCTGCCCCGCGCTCAGGATGGCCCCGAGGCGCGCATCCGTGGAAGATCGGTTCGCTTCGTCGATCGCCCGGTTATAGGCCTCTGAACCCGGCTGCAGGCCTTGATTGGTCAATCGCGTTTCCAGCGCGGCCCGATCGCGCTTCATCTGCGGGTTCAGGCGCTGCATCAGCGCATCTTCGACCTTTTGCCGGTCGGCGCTGAAATCCGTCTCATAGCTGCGGGTGATGTCGCCGGCATTGCCGAGCTGGTTCTGGATCTGGCCGCTGTCGGCAACCTGCTTCTGAATGTTACCGGCGCCAGCGATTGAGGATTGAACGTTGCCGTAATTGCCGAGGCTTGTCTGTAGCTTCGGCCCGCTGCCAAACTGCTGGTACTGTGGCAGCGCGATGCCGCCAGCGTTTCCGCCCGCAGGAGCTCCGCCGATGTTGATCGGCTTCCCTAACAGGTCGTTCAGCTTGCCCGACTGATTGTTGGCGAGCGTCGCCATGTTCAGTTCGGCGGCGTCGGTCTGGTTCTTGATCGCCTGCTGCTGCTGAGACAGCGATTGCGTCGCGGTCGGGACCTGCAGATCGTATTCCTTGCCGCTAAGCGGGTCTTTCCACTTCTGGGTCGTATAGGTGTACGTCAGGTTGCCATCGGGCGTGACCTGGTTGACGTTGCCCATGACGTTGTTGGCAACCGACGTGCCGATGTTCGTCGCGGTCTGCGCGGACGCCGTTTCCTGCGGGTCCGGAGCTTCCGGAGCGCTACCGTAAAGGCCCATTTGTCAATCCTTTATCCAGTCTTCGACGGTCTCTCGCGAGCCGGAATGGCAGAGTTCAAAGAAGTCTTCCGTGGTGGTCTTGGCGTGGTCGTAGCCGCCGCAGATCGCCGCTGTAGCGGTAACTATGGAGCCGACCGCCTCGCGCATCACGAATCCGAATTGCCTCTTCAGAGCATCATGCGAGGAGCGCCATTCGTCGCTAAGTTCCCATTGAACGATGACGGTGTGAATGATCGGCGCCAGGGCGGCGAGATGGCGATTGAAGAACACGTTCTGCGGCAGCCGCGTCAGCGTGCGGACCAGGAGCCAGCAGACATTCCTCTGCCGGTTCTCGTCCTCATCGACGATGTCGTCGGCTAGGCGGGCAATCGCGGCTATCTCGGCGAGGAAGTCGGCCGCCGCCTCGTCGCCGAGCGTCCAGCGCAGGAATGCGGCGCGCACCGCTTCGGGGTCGCTCGGCAACATCAGGCGCTCGCCTCCCCGATCGATACTTGGACGGTGGCAAGGTCGACCTCGATATCAAGCTTGAAATCGCCACCCGATGTGATGACGCATCCGACCGCCAGCATGTCACCGGTGGCCCGGACGTTCTGCCGGAAGTCGTAGCGCTGCACCTGGGAAACGCCGTCCCAAAGGGCCACGTCCCACAAGCCCACGTCCCATTCCGAAGATGAAGAATCGCCCTCGGTGACGGAATCAAACGTTGGCGTTGATCTGTCGTAGTCAGAGCGAGCGAACAGCCTGACCTTGGGCTTCGTTTTTGCCCGGAAATACATGTGAGCAAGAGACGCCGTCGCCCTTTGACCAAACTGGCCGGCCGGCGAGAACTGCGAAAGGTAGCTCGCCGAGAAGGTAAGCCCGTCATCCGTACCGCTGGCGTCCCCCTGCCACATGTAGCCATCGAGGGAGCCGAAGAAGAGGCCGCCTTGAAGCGTTTCATAACAGAGCGCCTGCCAATTGCTGATCGTCGACCACCGCCCGGTGAGCACGTTCAGGACAAAGGTCGTGTCGGTGACGACGGTGTTTTCGGGAAAGGCCACGAAGACAAGGTTTTGCTCCGGCCATTGTTTTAGCGTCCAACCGGTTCCGGTGGCATTTGCCGCCTTGCGCCAATCGTCCTCGATGGGGCGCGACACGGAGACCAGGGAAAGCGACTGCCGGTCGCGTTGGAAGACTTGCGACATCGGCGTCAGGCCGTCCGTGGTGGCAATGAGGATATCACCCCCTGCCCTGATCCATGCGTTTTTGCCGAGCGGCCGCCCGATTTGATAGACGCCCTTCAAGGCGAAATCCGATGCGCTCGACGGGTCGGAGCCGGCATAGACGGCAATCTCGCCCTCGGTCGACAGGAAGACGCAGAGGTCGGAAAGGCCGTCGCCGCTTTCCAGCGACCAGGAGAAGCCCGTCAGCAGCGAGCCGCCCTTCTTCATCACGCCGCCGAGCGGGAATACGACTGCCGCGCCGCCAATGGCGTTGACCGGCAGGTAATAGGCGTCAAGCGTGCCGTTCTTTAGGAAGAATTCCCGGTTTTTGAACAGCCAACCATAATTTAACTGCGGCATCGTCGTGCCATCGGTGAAGGTGATGGCGGGCGCCGTCGTCCAGGTCGTGCCGTTGTAAAGCTGCCGGTCGTTGGCACCATTCAGACAGACCAGCCAGGAGGTGCCGGCATTGGTATGCTGGAAGGCGCACCAGTCGCCGCCGCTCATGCCCGAAACATCCGCGGCCGTGGTGGTCGGAGGGTCGGCCGGCGCGGTCATGTTGTAGATGCCGGCGCTCGTTGCCATGAACAGCTTCTCATTCGAGCCGTATTTGTATTTGAACGCGCTCTTGATATCGCCGCCGTCTGCCGCGAGGCCTTTCTTCTGCGATCCTCCGCGGATTTTGCAGCCCATCAGGGTTGGGAAGAAGTTCCGGAGCACCGTTGCCGAGCCGGGTTCTTGCGAGGCCATGTCCGCCGTGGTGACAAGGCCTCCCTTTGGCGCAGGGAAGGTCACCGGCTGCGATGACTGCTCCCGGCCTACCGATACCGAGCCACGGTTGGATTGCCCTATACGGGCCGGCCTGGGCTGAATTCTCATCCTGCCCCCCGATCGGCGTTGATCTCCTGCGCGAGGTCGGCTTCGAACTCGGCGAGATTGTCCTCGTAGGCAAGGCCCTTCTGTCGCTTCCAGCGCCAGATGATGCCCTTCACGAGCAGCCTTTCCGGAAAGAGCGTCGTGTCGTCGTCCGCCGCAAATATCGACTGCGGCCCGGCTGGATCGTTCAGTATCCAGTTTTTCGAGACGTAATCGATGTTGGCACCGACAGCGGCTGTGGCTGGAGAAAAAAGCACCTGCCCGCCCTTGATGAAGAAATACGGCTGTGCCGAGGGAATGCCGACAATCACCGCCCATTGGCCGCTGTTGGTGACCGGGCGCACAAAGGCACCGGCAGACGTTCTGACCGATCCGCCGGGCGTCAGGCGTTGGAAATCGGTAGGGAGGTTTTCCGGGGAGGCGGTGACGGTGTGGGATTTCAGCGTCTTCTGCCAATCGGCGCGGCGCGCAATCTCGTCGCCGGCTTCCTGTGCCATCGCGACCATCGTCTGCGCGTTCGGCTCGTCGGAGCCATAGACGCTGTCGAACTGCGAGAGCGAGACGATATCGCAAACCTGATTGATCGCGGAAAGCAAGGTCATGGCGTGACGCCTCCGACAACCATCTGCGCATTGCCCCAGCGGCTGCGCTCGTCTTCGATTTTCAGCCCGCTAAGCGCCAGCATCATCAATTGCTGTGCAGCGGTGGCCCCTTCGACATCCTTGCCCCATATCGCAATTTCGTTGACCAGCGCGAACAGGTAGACGTCAGGCGCCTTCTCCAAGAGCCAGTTTGTCGGGTTGGATGGCGTGAGAGCCGGAATGCGCCCGTAATAGGTTACGGTAAGGTCCTGATCGGAGATCGGACGCGCCTTAATGGTGTTGCCGACGATGGCATAGCCGATCGGCGCCGTGCCGCTCCGGTCCATATAGCTGTTCGTCAACTGCTGCAGCGAGATTGCACGAATGGGAATGCCGGCTGCGTTCTTGACCTCGCGCGCCTCGAGGAAGTCAGCCGGAAGCGTGCCGTCGCCATCAATCAGAGAGATTTCGTCTGTCACTTCCATGTCGGCGATGCGAAGCCCGCGGTTCAGCTTCAGCTCCGCAAGGCCGACGAAACGCGGGAAGTTGTGCGCGATATCCTCACGCCCCGAATACTCGCCGGCATCCACCAGAAGGGACGCATAGTCCGAGATGGTCATAGATGCCCCTCTTTCGTCCGCCAGGCGCGGTTATCGGAACTGTTGAGGAACCGCTTCACATAGCGGTCGTCGCCCTCTGTGTGGGCCTGCACGAGGCCGGAGTCATAGGCGATGTTGAGCGGGATGGAGGCGACCCGGTGCCAGTCCCCGGCCCATGCGCGGCTCGCCTCATTGCGAACCGCCTGGTTCTGGTTGACGATGTTCGTAATCGGATAATCGACGCGGAAAACGTCCTTCTCCCCGTCGAAATAGTGCCAGACGGAGCGGCCGGTCGTCATGTCGTGGTCAAAGAGCGTCCACTCTCCGTCTCTGATGATCATTCGGCATCTCCGGGAAGCGGATCGGCGCGCTCGGCCTTACCGGCGTCGATGAGCTTCTTGGCTTCCGAAACCGGAACTTCGATTACGGTCCCGGCCGGCGTGCGCTCGTCATCCTTGAACCACACGTCATAGAGCAGCTTGACGGGGGTCTTTTTGGCGTCTGCCATTGTCTCTGTCTCCTGAAATGGAAAGAGGCGAGCCGAAGCCCGCCCCTGTTGATAATGATCGAGCCCGATTAGCTCGCGGCGGTGAGGCCGAAGAGGTCGGCAGCGACGCCGAGGCCCTTTTCGTTCTTCACCTTGAGCGTGCCCTCGCCGATGATCACGCCCTTGTCGGCGTCACCGGTCTTGGCCACCTTCTTGTCCTCCTGGATCTTGTCGAGCCAGAGGAATTCGACCATGTCCGTGTCGAGGAAGAAGGCATTGCGCGCCTGGGCAGCGCCGACCGCCTGCACGCGGTTCGGGTGGATCATCACCGTGCCGAACGGGCCCTCGTAGTAGTCGGCCGTAGCAACGATGGTGTTGCGCTCACCGCCCTTGGAGACGGCATAGCGGAACGGTGCCACGTTGGCGTCCGACATGAAGGTGACAAACACGCTCTTGTTGTATGGCGATACCGAGACGTGGCGGAAGTTGGCGCCGTTCTGATAGCCCGACTGCATCACGCTGTCCAAGATGGCCTTGGTGAAGGCTCGCTGCGTGCCGTTGGTCGGGGCGACCGTCAGACCGGTACCGGAGTCAAAGCCGCCGTTGGCGCCACCGGCACCGCGGGAAACGTTGGTCTCGATCCAGGTGTTGAGCGAACCGAATTCGCGGGTGGAGCCCGCCACGGAAGCGTTGGTGTCGACGATGGCGAACTCGACATCCTTGCGGATTTCAACGCCCTTCTTCAGCTTCTGATACTTCCGCTTTTCAGCGTTGCCGGCGTTGCTCACAGTTTCTTGCGTGCGGGAGATGATCCACTCTTTGCGCATGATCTGGGTATAGTTGCCCATGCGCTCGGGAGGGGTGATGGCGCCGAAGGTGTATTCGTCGCCCTCAGGCTTGATGTTCGCGGCCGGCGCGGCGAGTTCGTCCGTTTCCCATTCGGGATGGACGGAAACGCACTTGCCCTTTTCGATGAGCGAGTAGATCGGGGTGTCTTCCGGCGTGATGCGCGACACCACGTCGGAGAGTTCTTCACGGTTGCCGACCGCATTCGTGGTCTGGAAGGTGTTGGCGAGAGCTGCCATGGTTCTGATCCTTTGAAGATGGGTTATTCAAAGTCGATCGACATCGCGTCCTTGATCGACCCGGTTTTTGACAACCTCTTCATCGCATCCTGGTTCTTGCGCGCCTGCGGGTTAACCGGCCCGTTCGGCTTGGCCTTCGCCGTCGCCGGCGGGGCGTTTGCCACCTTCGTCATGGCCTTGCTCTTCGCCTGCTCTGCCTGGAGGCCGAGTTGGGCGTAGTGGATGACCTTGAAGTAACGGTGATCGGTGAAACCCTGCATCTCGTCCTGAGAAAACCCGAAGTCCTGGCCGGCCTTGAAGGCGTCGGTAAAGAACTTCTCTCGGGCTTCCTCCTTGGCGAGGTGCGGGAAGGCTTCGAGCAGCCTGGCGTTCTCGGCCGCAAGAGTTTCCTCTGTCGCGGCCTGCTTGAGTTCACCCGCCACCTGTTTTGACTCGGCGCTCATGTCGATGAGGCGCTGAACCTGTTCAAGAGCCCCGTCGTAAGCGGCCTTCTGGCGCGTGTACTCGTTCGGGTTCTGCATCGCCAAAGTGCGCGATGGCTCCGGTGGTAGCTGCTGGATCAGGAATTCTGCGATGGCGTTCGCCGTAGAGGCGACGCGGGTGGTCATGGCCTCAAGAGATCCGCGCTTGTTGCCGAGCTCCTGAGTTTTCCGGCGGTAGTCACTCTCCCGCAAATAGCCCTGCTTCAGCTCCTCGAGAGGAACCTGCTCACCGCCTTTCAGGGTAATGATGGTGTCCTGGGCTTCGTTGGTCTCCGCGCCCTCTTCTTCGGGTTCGGTAGACTCGTCGCTTTCGGCTGCGGGATCGTCGGTCTCTTGGCCATCTTCAGAGGCCTCATCCGTCGCATTCGTCGATTGCTGCTCTTCCTCTTCCGGCTCGTTGGTCTCGGAGGACTCGGCGAAGTCGAGGTTTACAGCGTCATCGAAGCTGAGTGCGGGGCGACCGCTATCACTCTCCCCCACGAAAGGGGAGTTGGTGGCTGCGTCTGTCATGTCTGGCTTTGCCTTTTAGGTTTGGCCGCGGCCCTATGCCGGGGCGCCCTTCCCATCGGCAGAGGATTGTCCCTCGGCGAGGAACTTGATCTTGCCTTTGAGATTCCGGATTGCCCGCACTTCGGCCGCAAAGGCGGCGCGGGCATCATTATCTGTATTCTTGGCGTTGACGCAGCCGTTGACAGCCGTCATCTCCAACTCGTCCATCAGCAGATGAAAGAGCGGCATATCGAGCAGCACGCGGGCGGCTGCGGTCTTGTCTTCCTGCCGCATCAGCCCGGATCTCCGCCGATGTTCACGCTCGATACCGGATCACGCGTCAGCATCTGCATGGCGTTGGTCTGCCGCTTGAGCTGTATCTCCTGCTCGATCTGATAGCGCTTCAGGGCCATTTCCTGCTGAATGCGCTGCGTTTCAAGCTGCGCTTCCTGCTGCATCTTCTCGCGCTGGAGCTGGGCGTCGAGTTGCGCCCTCTGCTGGTCGGCCTGCGCCTTGATCTTGACCTTCTCCATTTCCGGATCGGGCTTGTTCGCCTGCGCCTTCTGCAGTTGGTCGATCTGCTCGGGCGTCGGCTTGGTGAAGTAGAGGTCCGGAGTGCGAAGGCCGGCGGCCTCGACACCGCGCGATACCGAATTCCAGATGTTCTCCGCCGACACATAGGGGTTGTTGACCGGCCCGTAAGCCGCGAGCAGCTTCTCCTGCTGCTGGCCAACCACCTGCATCATCATCATGTCCCGCTCACGCGTGCCGGCGCCAAGACCGGTGTTCACGGTGACATCCATCTCCGCATTCCACTGGCGAGGATCGAACGTCACCCACTGGTTTCTGAGCCTCACTGTGCGCGGTTTGTCCTGGTGCTTGATTACCAGCCGCAGGAGGCCTTGAAACACGCGCTTGAGGCCTTGGGCGAACGTGCGGACCATCAATTCCGTCTGGCCTACGCCTGCCGCCTCGATCATCGCCGAAGCCTTGGCGGTCATGTTCTGCAATGCATCCGGCGCCATGCCGGAGGAGGCGTCCGATATGCCGGTGCGGTCGGTCGCCTCCTGGTCGAGATAGGAGAGCATGCCGAACGACTGCTCGGCGACGAATGGCACGGTGTTGTAGCCGACCGCCCCGCGGACATCGATGCCCTGATTGACGCGGATCGGCTGCCCGAATTTCGGATTGAGCACCGCTTCCGGATTGGCAATCGTGCCCTCTTGAACGATGGGCTGCTGATTGTTCTGCCAATAGAGGTTGTCCAGCGTCTGGCGCATCAGCACCGTCTTGACGCGCTGGATCTCCGCCATGTCGTCGGTAACCGAATTGCCTTCACGCTGATGCGGCCGCCGTTCGGTGATCAGGTCGGCGAAGGGGACTTCATCCCATTCCTCATCGTCGAGGAGATTGACCTCCGCCAAGCCGCCGGCAAAGACCATGCGGCGCAGTTCGGCAATACCGTCGTCATCCGCATCGATCTTCACATAGAGCTCGTAGTAATCGACCTCCTGCAAAGCCTTGACGATGGAGTCGTTCTCGTCGAAGGCATCGCGCCGGCGGGTGAATTCCTCTTCCTCCTCATCGATATCGGAGCCCGAGGCCGGGAAACTGTCGACCTTCTCCCGGTCATAGCCCATCTCGACCAGATCGGAGCGGCGCAGGCGCGTCTTCATGCCCGTTATCGGGCTGTCGTTGATCGAGATAGCGTCCGGATGGATCAGGAACTCCTCGAGCGGCACCACGGCGAGCTTCGTGCAGCCGTATTCGGAGACGCGCCGGATCTTCACATTGTAGAGCTTGACCGGCTGCGGCCCTTGCGGTGTGTCGATCTGCTCCTCGTAGGCTTCCTGCTCCAGCACCTCGACATCATCGTCGGCGACGAGCTGAACCAGCGCCTGCTCCTCAAGGCCGGTATGCTTGGATACCTGAACCTTCCGCTTCTTGTCGTACCACCAGCGGATAATGCCATTGCGGAGCTTCAGCGCGTCGTGCGCTGCATCCTGTACGGCGTCATATCCATCGCTCTCGGGGAACACGACGAAGTTGACGTAATCCGTCGCTTGCTCGGCTGCGGCCTCGTCCCCTTCGTTGACCGGCTGGTATTCGACGACCTTGTCGTTGCCGAGAATGGTGCGAATGACGGACGGCAGCACCTTCTTGATGGCGGAGCGGACATCACGCGAGACCACCTTCGACCGGTTCGGATCGGCCGGCGTGTCCTTCATGATGCCGTCGTAGTATTCCATCGCCTTGATGCGGTCGACGGAGAGCTCGTCCCGGTAGTTCTCGCAATCCTTGACGAGCTGCGAGACCTGGGCAGCAACCTGCTGTTTTGACATCGCAGCCATTAAACAACCTTCCGATCAGTGAATTTCCACGCGGCCGCGTCAGCTTTGACTTTCGCGAAGCGCTTCATCATCAGCGCGTAACGAGACGCCGAAATCAGGTCATCGCGCTCTTTAACAACCTTGCCGTCTTTCCGATGATAGAGGCGGAATTCGTCGAACCACTCCGAGCACGTCGAGAAGACTTTCCAACGTCCGGTCTGCATCCGCTGCAGCATGTCAGAGAGCCCGGCTTCGACGCCGTTGGTGCCGTCGTCGAAGGTCGCCCTTTCGGGAAGAAGCGTCAGCCCCTGAGCGCGGTACTGGGCCGCCAGTTGCTCGCCGCTGCCCTTGTCGTGCTGCAGGCCGTCGTGAGGCCACGACCACGGCAACCAGGTACCCCACGGTTTGAGAGCAGCCGCGTGAATGATCGGGGTCGCTTCCCGCTCGCGGTATGCCTTAGTGACATAGAATACGTCTGCCTCGCGGTCCCAGGCACAGCCAACGGCACCGAACGGATGATCCCACCCGAAATCCAATCCGCCGATCTGCACCCAATGCTTCGGGATATCGAAGGCGTCGATCCGGATACTCTCTTCCGCAATCGGGAAGATGCGCCCAGAGCCTAGTGACGGGACACCCTTCGTTCTCGCTTCCCGTTCATGAGCAGGGTAGCTGTCAATGATGCGCTTGCGCTCTTCGTCGCTGTAATGTTCCGCGTCATCAATCGTCATGGTGATGACGCTACGCTGCAGCGCGCCAGGATCTTCCCCCGGCATGATGAAGCGAGCAACAACCGTGCTCATGCCCTTGAGAGGCGTAAATGTGACCGCGATCAATCCGCGCGTTGCGTTGGTTCGCGTGATCCCCTCGAAGTAAACGTCCTCGGGTGGCTCTTCATCGAACCAGATATAATCAACCGTGTTTGCCTGCCACTTACCGCGACCCTGCTCGTATGCCTTGAGCAGGAGCGTTGACGACCCGCCCGAGACATGCCGAACCGTGACGCTATCCAATGCGCCAGAAACGCCAGAACGGCGAGTCGTGGCGACAATCACGGCCTTCGGTATATACCCAGTGCCCCACTCCTCTTCGCTCATCGGGGGCCCGACGAGAAGGCGTTGCACACCGTCGCGCGTCAGCTCGTACGATTCAGAGCCGGCAATCATCACAACGGGCTTGTCGAAGCGGTGCCCCGTCCACCATTCGGGATATTGCCCCGTCAGGTGCATTGAGGCTTCAGCAGCGCCGGCAAGCGTCTTGCCTAGCTGGTTGCCCGCCATGAACAGGCGTTCGCGGTAGGTCGCCCCTGCCTCGTGGAACTGGATCTGCTTCGAATACGGCTTGTACCCGCTCAGCAGGTTAGTGCGCCGTCTCCGGTCCAATTCCGTCAACAGAGCCGCTTGCTCCTTGAGCATCGAGGAAAGGCCGGATTGCGGAATCAAGTTGCCGGATGCGCTGGATAAGCTGGTCATCCGTTAAATCGTCCATGTTGTTGATGTTGACGTTCAGATCCTTGGGCAGGATCGAGGCGATAACCTTCAGGTATTGGTCTGGCTTATCGGCTCTGACGCGGGCGATAACCTCTGTGCCGTGCTCTTCGAAGTCCACGTGCATCGCCTCGATGAACGCTTCCCCGAGTTTGTTGCGCGCGCCTTTCGGCCGGCCGGGATTCCCCGGTTTGAACTGATGCTCCACCGGAGGCATCGGTTTGCGCGTTTTCTCCCCGTTATTTCGGCTGTCGTCGTTCATGGTTCTTCCCAGCCTTCTCCGCTGAAGTTGCCTTGAATTGACTACGGGCTTTCCTGACTCGACAGCCCCTGCAACTAGGCGCAATCTCCGGTCGTTCCTGAAGGAGGCACTCATGATAAAGTTGACCAAGTCCAATGGAGATTCGTTTGAGATTGATGGGGCGACTGTTCTGCGCATCAGGAAGACCGTGGCGGATTGGGACAACGACCTCGGCAATACTCTCGTGAATGCGAGCCAAGACTTTGTCGTTGTGGAGGAAGCATCTGCGGTGGCAGCGTCGGTTAAGACCGAACTGGCAACGCTTCACTCGTTTACCCAACCTGCTGGTTCCCCGGTTTGGGTCGACGCTCATTCAGCCGCGGGGCCTATGCCAATCGCTCCCAACCGGGACGGAATAAACTCTGCGTTCGATGTGGGCGGCAAGCGTCAATACGTCCGCGAAACTCACCAACAGGTCAGAGACATTATTCAAGCTGCCAACGGTAAAGTGCAACCCATTCCAGACGAGACCTTTTGGACTCAATCGGTGGAAACCATTAAGGAATTCTTGGGCGGCATAGAGGATTGGGATCCCGACCGCGGTGTTGAAAGTCCCAGCGAGCCTCAAGTCTAGACACTGTTACACTCGCCTGGCGGTCGGGCGCCTACTTCACACGAACCTTGAGCCGTACCGTCTGGTCGTATGTCCTGCCGCCTGCGGTCACCACACGGTTAAGTAGGCTGTAATTCGTGCCGGCCGTGCCTGCTGAAAGCCATATGGTGGTTGCCGTGGTCGTGGCGCTGTCGCTGTCGATCGTCAGGCTGTCGCCCTCGTCGATTGTCCATGTCGAGCTTGTGATCGTGTCGGACGCCCCAAGGAGAGCGGACCAGTCGAGGTTGTAGTCTTTCACCTCGTCCGGGTCTTTGATGGCAGGCCACGTCAGCGCCAT